TGCCAATCTTAGCGCCATCGCCAGAGCTGCCAATCTGAGCGCCATCGCCAGAGCTGCCAATCTTAGCGCCATCGCCAGAGCTGCCAATCTGAGCGCCATTGCCAGAGCTGCCAATCTGAGCGCCATCGCCAGAGCTGCCAATCTTAGCGCCATCGCCAGAGCTGCCAATCTGAGCGCCATCGCCAGAGCTGCCAATCTTAGCGCCATCGCCAGAGCTGCCAATCTTAGCGCCATTGCCAGAGCTGCCAATCTGAGCGCCATCGCCGCCATTATCAGATAAACCATCAACGTTGCTCTTGATATTCTTAGGATTGGTTATCTCCTTTAGATACTCAACGCCAGCCTTGAAAAGCCCTGCCCATCCGATTTCAGCCTTAATCATAATCTTGGATGATGCCGTCTTATCATTGCCCTCGTCGATTTCGCCAGACTGCTCGATCTCGCAGAAGCGATTGTTGATGTTATCGCCGTAATACCCCAACACATCGAGAGGATTAACGCAGCCGTGGAAACCATTGTTGCACACACGGATTTTGCCGTCCTGCTCGTATTCCTTACCTACTTCATACTGAAAACCTCTGCACTGCAAGTTCTTGTCGAAGCCCTTGTAGCTCTTGATTACATTATTCTCGTTACTCATGTTTGTTTTGTTATTAATCGTTTTACTTCTAACTCCTAAACACCCTGTTCTTCATCTACATGATGATAATCCTCGTTGAGTGGTTCTACGGCTCGTTTGAACGGCAAAGACGGCTTGAACTTAATCTTTGTGATTACCTTGTTTGGTTTTGCCTTTCCTTTTCCGAAATCGAAACCTCCCCTACCCTTGTAAGTCTTAGTGTATATCTCACCGAGTGTACCTAAACGTACTGGCGTTCCACTTGCCAATTCGTCCATCACGAACTCGCACATTCCCTTGATAACGTCCCTTACAACGTCCTTACCGTGACCTGTAACCTGTGCGAGTCTTACATATAGCTCTGACTCCAAGATAGCTATTGATTTTTTACGTGCCATAATATGTTATTTGTTTTTTAAGTTAATAATATCTTTGTTAGGTTCTCTTCCTGTTTCTCTGCACCACTGCTCATAGGTTATGCTCTCTGTTGACTTACGCTGCTCAGACAGCTTGTCTAAGCGTTCCTTTTCCTCCTGCTTACCTCTTGCATAACACAGATCGTTCCAGAACGGCTGTAAGCATCGAAGAAACTCCTGCGGGTTTGGATGATTAGACTGATATATCTTATCGTACCGTCCCTGCTTGAAACGCTGGAGGAAATTCAGGAACTCAGGCAAAGTAAGCTGTCCGTATATCTCATGCTTTAGTATCAGGTCTGCGGTCTGCTGAATCTGGTACTTTGATGATGTGTCGTAGATGCCGACAAAAAGGAAAGTGTCTGCGATATGATAGCGCAACCAGAACAACGTCGCCTCTTCACCAAAGAAGGAAGAAACATCGTGGAATGTCGGTGCTTTAGACGCAACTGCTTTCTCGATACCGACTGCCTTGTTGTATCGGTTGAATATCTGCATCTGGTAGTCCTCGCCAAAGGATGCCAACGTCTGCATTATCTTGTTCTGTTCACCCTGCGAGTATGTCGCTAAGTTTGTTGATGCGTTCTGCATCGGTAGGGATTTGTCTGCTTCCATAACGTTTTCGGTCGTTGTTATACCATGTTTTAAGTCTGAGGTCTATCTGGAATGTCTTTTGCATTTCAAACCTCATTTTGGTGAATGATTTATTTGCTTCGCTCCAATATGTGAAAAACATATTAAGGAGGTCATTTGAGTATTTGCCTTGATACTTTCTAAGCTCTTCGATGAAAGCCTGTCTGCGGGCTTCTAACTTACGCTTGTTAAGCTCGGTAGCGTCAACCTTAATCGGTACTGCTGGAGGTGTGATTGTGTAGCCGTTCCTTTCGAGTAGCTTAACCGCTTCGTCCAGCTTCTTCTCTAACGCTGTCTTTCTTGCTGCCATAGTTATAAGTTTGAGTTTTTATTATCGGGGTGCAGCCATGCAGCCACACCCCTAAATGCTAAAACGGCAGATCGTCGTTGCTGTCGGCAATCGGCTGCTGTGCAGCATCTTGACCGTCTTGTTCTGAAAATAATTCTTGTTGTGGCGCAGTGGGCTGAACTACGGGGGCTGTATCTGTTTTAGGTGCTGTTACCCGAAGAACATTATATGCTCTGAGTTCGTTGTACCACTTGCCGTTATACTCACGTGCATCAATATCAAAATGCACTGTTACCTCTTCGTTAGGCTCAATGTTGAATTGTCTGATTCTATCTTCTCCAAAGACGCTAAACACACATTTCTTCGGGTATTTACCTGATACATCAAGTACATACTGCTGAGTCATCCAAGAGTTTCCTGTACGTGCTGACACTCCCGACTGCGCAGGAAGGACAGCGATAATTTTACCTGTTAATTCCATATAATTTTCATTTTATACCATTTAAGAATAAATCTGTTAGTTCGTCGAAATACTTCTCGTCTTTGAGTGCTTCATCTACTGCGCCTGTAATCTTTGATGCCATTGAGCCTTTTTTCATTATCAGGTAGTAGAGATATGTGTCAATGGTGTCTTGCTCTCCACGATTACCAATGAGAATCCACGAATTGACTGCGTTCTTCTGCCCGTTACGATGACAACGAGCCTCACATTGAGACAGGTCTGCCATAGTCCAAGGAAGATTCACAAAGATTACATTAGATGATGCTGTGAGTGTAAGACCAACCCCTGCCGCTTTTATGGAGCAAATAATAACCCGTCGCTTTCCCTCTTGAAAAGCGTCGATAGCTGCTTGTTTCTGTACTGCGTTCTGGCGACCTGTCACGCAGACGGCATCAGGAATTGCCTCAACTAAAGCATCTACAATATCATGGTGTTCGCAGAACACTACCACTTGTTCCGTTGTATCTTCTATAAAAGAGATAGCGGCTTCGACCTTGCCTTGCCCAGCAAGTTTGCGCAGATTCATGAATTTAACCAATGCTTGCATACGCATTTTCTTTCGCACTTCTGCATCAGACAAATTCTTATATTCCTGCAAATATGAACGTAAGTCTTGTTCGCACAAATCATACTCTTCTTGATTGGAGAGTTCAGTGATAACCTTTGAGCGAGTAAGGTCTGGTAAATCCTTTAGCACCTCTCTCTTTCCACGACGGAAATAGCAGGAGTTGTGAAGAATGGCATTGAGTTCTGCGAGGTTTTTCCCTTCGCCATAGGTATTAACAAAGTTGTTGAAACCTCCGAAATCTCCTATTCTGCCAAGGATGCAAAGTTGAGTGGCGAGATCCATTGTATCATTAACAACAGGTGTACCCGTAAGCATGTTGATGTATTCTTTGCCAGAACAGATACCCATTGCGAACCTTGCAGTAGCTGTAGCTGGATTCTTGCAGCGGTGAGATTCGTCTATAATAACAGACTTGAATACTTTGATAACATCTTGAAAAATGATGTCTTTGAGTTTTGCGCCTTTATCTGCCTTGACTACAAAATATTTCTTTAAAGATTCGTAGTTTACAATTACAACATCATATAGGTTCATTGTCCCTATGAAATAAGGGAAGGTTGATTTGATAGAGTCTGTTAGTATAAGAGGTCTAAGGTCTGTAAAATTCTCGACCTCACGCTTCCAGTTAATCTTGAGAGAGGCGGGACATATAACCAGGCATGGTGTGGCTTTTGCTCTTGCCACAGAGACAATTGCCTGACCAGTTTTCCCCAAACCCATTTCATCACCGTTGATACAACGCTTCATTTCAAGAGTCTTGGCAATACCCTCTTCTTGATATGGATAAGGATTATATTTTGCCATATTATACAAATAACCAATATTTAAATGCCAATTCTAAATATTTCTCTTTTCCACGCTCGTAGGTTTCATCACCTCTAATAATCTTCTTGAAGAAAACCTTATTGGTGGTTTTAGATACGGCATAGATAAAATCTTGATTGCCAAACAGGGGGTTGATAGCATGAGTTAGATCCATATACCATGCTCTACTTCTGTCCCAATCGAAAAAATCTATTGCGTTTTCAAACTGGTCTTGAGACGTAGCCGTAGTGGTTTTGAGGTCTCCACCGAAAGACCCAAGCCACCAATCGAATTTGCACCTTGTCGGCAAATCGAAAGAGTAGCAACCAACATCAAAATGCTGACACGGATTTGCAAACCAACGCTGACCATCTGCTGTTTTTAGTACATGGTCGAGGAATGGATCTTTTTTTGCTGCCTTCCGTATTTTGTCAAGCTGGGCTTTACCCCAACGCCATTCTTTATCAGTGTATTGCTCGTTATCAACTGTCTTGCGGAAATGATTTGCCTTTGCAGGCTCAGTAACGAAAGCATCGACGAGTGTACCAAGATGGAAGGCAAGTTGTTTATCTTTCGGCTTAACAAAATCGAGTTGAGGATGAAGCTGTAATTTAAGGGAAGTAAGGTCAGAGTTACTGACCTCACTTCGGGAATAGTACAAATCTGACGGCATACTATTTAGCTGCAATATCTTCGACATAACGGACGTTATCGTCGGTGACGGTAATATCCTCTTTATTCTTCAATTTCTCGCACGTCTTGACCATGAATCCCAACTTTTTCTGTAGTTCTTCGAGAGTCAATGTTGACCCTTCGTGTGCCCACCACATTTGTATGATGGCTACAAATCCTTCTGGCTTATCAATCTCAATATGGTG